GTTGGTGTTAGCCGCAGCAGCCGTAACCACAATGCCCTTGATTCGGGCCAGAGTGAGGGTTGTTCCGAACTGGTCGGTGAGTGATCCGGCCAGGTCCAGGTCTTCAGTGGCTGATGCGATGAGGGTGCGCTGGTCGTGGAAGATCAGATCTGCCTGGTTTGAACCGGTTCCAGTGGCCAGATCAATCCTCTTGTTGTAGTTGAGGACGTCGGTGGCTACTGAAAGATCGGTGGTTTTGGTTTCGGTTGCAATGATCGTGGTTTCAATGTGGGTTGAAAGGGTCATTTTCCACTTCCAGAGATCTTGCAGGTGAAAATGATGGCCTGATATTCGGTTCCGGCTAGCGGGTAGGAGCCATCCGCCACCGTTTCCTGTATGTTTATCACGTCAAATGAGGCTGAATGCCCTGTTTGTAGTGCTTCTCGGATCGATGTTGGCCCGGTTGGTCGGAGGTAATCAGACATAGGCTGTCTGGTTCCCCTATCATTCAGTTTCCCCACCAGTACCACCACGTCAAGCGTGTAAGATTCCATACCATTTAGGTAGGTTTCAAACTCAACTGTTTTGGGATAATGGACCACTGCGGCCGGGAGAACGACAGTAGGAACTGACCAATCATGGGCCCTGAGACCCGGAACAACCCCAAGTCTCATGACCAACTCATCCATGACATCGGTCAGGATCATCTGGCCACCGCCCATTGCCTCACATAGTGCCCCAGAGACACCCGAACATCAGGGTCAACAGTTGCTAGGAGACGCAATTCTGAGCCGTCAGCGGGGGAACCAGCTATCCCATATGGGCTGTCTCGCCTGGATAGGAACCGGGAAGCCTGCAACCAGCACGCCTGCTCTACTGGGGTAGGCACCGACGGCCATCCCCACAACGCGGTCACGCCGATCGCGTCCTTGTCCGCTACCCCGGTACTACTACCCAACCTGATAGCGGTCCAAACCCTACCCTTTTCCACCGCTTGCAGTGGTTCAACCACATAATCGGTGGTAGCAACGGTCTTCACCTTAACCACCAAACCAGTAGTAGTAGCGAAGTCATCAACAATCACAACCCAGCAGTCCCTGTGACGGTCCCACTGTGCCGTGTAGAACCATTCGGTGGCACTGGAAAGGACGCCGAACTGCCGGTTGCATGCCTTATCAATCGCTCGGCTGGCTGAGGTGATCGCAAGACCGATCTGCACATCATCTGTCGTGTCAGTGATGCGCAGAAATGCTTTGAACCTAGCCGCAGTGGTGTAATCCGGCGCCCAAGCCATGGTGATGTCTCCTAGATGTAGTCCGGAACCCCGAACACCTGGCAGGTGGACACGAACGTGTTGGTCGCTCCACCAGAGGTCACCCGGCACCTGATCCACGGCCGGTTGTTCTTCAACCGTACGGACGCGTACGCGTACTGGGTTCCCTTCCCACCAGTGAGCGTTCCATCGGTGTCAGCCGTAGCCGGGGTGCCAATCGAACCACTGGAATCGTCGGCATCCTGAACCACGAACGACACCGTGTCAGTTCCAGCGGATCCAGCGGTTTCAACGGCGCTGAACACCACCAGAACACGGTCACCGTGCTTGTAGTTCAGCCCAGGAGCCGAACCGGTCACGGTGCTCAGGTTGATGTCGTTCGGAGTGCCGAAGTCGAAGCTGGTGGTGGTGGCGCTAGAGATAGTGACGGTGGCCTGACCCAGCAGGTGCAGGTCGGTCACGATCTTCTCACGTACTGGCATGTCTGTTCTCCTTACGCGTGGCAGGTCATGGCGATGTACGCACCGCTGTTTTGGATGGTTCCATCCATGCGGGCGTAGGCGCTAAACGCGGTCTGCCGGTATGAGGCCCGAGAATACGGGTCAACCACGAGCTGAACTTCCCTCACGGACCGTTTGACGTATCCCTCACGGAGGTTTCCGAACACTCCCCAGAGCACGGTGGCGCTGGAAAGGCTGATCGACGGGAACGCCTGGTCGATCTTGTAGGGGAAACCCATGAGAGTACCGGTATTCGGGTCATCGCCCATAGTGGAGGTCATGGAACGCCACATGGGATCACCGTTGCTGTCAACAATGCCCTCAATGACCCTAAGGCTCGTGTCGTTGAACGCCCATGACGCACCGGTGCGGTACGCGGGATCCACCGAGTGGATATAGGTGAGCAGGTCAGCGTACTTGAGGCTAGCGGCCTGACCAGACTGGACACCAGTCTTGCCGTGGAGAATCCCCATCGGCTGGTTTACCCCAGTGCCAGAGACTAGGTGTGGAGCCTGAGTACGGGCGATTCGATCACCAAGTTTCTTGGTGATGAGGCTCTGGAGATCAAACGCGCTGTCCTGCAACAGGTCCCAGCTGAGGTAGAGCGGTGCGGCTGATGCCCCACAGGTAGCGTAGGTGTAGGCATTCAGAGCGTTATCGGTGAATGCGAGATCCGCTCCACCAACGAACGTCCCATTTTCCTGGACGATCTCACCAGAGTTACCAGTGTCATCAATGGATGGCCATGGAAGGGGGTTGCCCGTGGAGGTTTGGATGTTCTCAACCACACTGGCGAGACCACCAAAGGCCAGTTGGGCGTCAACCAACTTGTTGCGGAATCCCTCCGGTACCAGGTATCCACCGGCAGAACCAAGGTTCTCACCTTGATCGCGGCGTTCCAGGTTGTACGGGGTGTGTGCGGTTTGCCGGATGAACTGTTCGAACTCCCGGTTCTGCTCATCCTCACGCGGGCGGGTGGTAACCCTGGGGTTATTAGTGATTGGGGTGGCGTGGGCCTTGGCAATTGACCTAATGGCGATGGTCCTCTTGGCCAAGTCGATCTTTTCGTTGAGATCCTCGCAACGTGTCACTTCTTCCTCAGTCATTGGTCGCTTCGTGCCATCAGGGTTCTTAGCCTGATCGACGAGTGCCTGAAGTGCGGCAACCAGTTCTTCGAGGTCCATTACTTTCTACCTTTCAGGTGGACACGGGCACGGGCCCTGGCAATTTGGCTGCGTCGCTCGGTGGCCAGGTACTGGACCGCCCTGGTTTCCGTGGTCGCCCCGGCGTAGGCGGGGAAAGTGACGGGGCTGACGTCTATCAGTTCGGCGACGTCGGTATGGGTGACAGTGTCGGTGGTCTTGTCGTAGTCGAACAGGTCGGGGATGAAGGCGAACGAGGCTCCGGTGATGTCTCCCCGTTCGATCAGTTCCCGTAGGTCTGCCGCGTAGGTGGTGTTCGGTAGGTCTGCCTCGTACTCCAGGCCAGTACTGTCGGTTGACAGTCGTAGGGTCCCCGCTGACTGCCTGCCGAGTACGTACAAGGGGTTGTGGTTGTACAGCGCGCGGGCGTCCGAGGTTTTCAGGGCCCTGGTGAGTGATCCCTGGGCCATGATCTCCTTGCCACGCCAGCCCAGGTCGGCTGGTTGGCCGAAAACGGCGGCGTAGCCACCCAACTTGTTGCCTTTGATCTCTGGTTGGCTCCGGCAGCAGACTCGGACGAGATTCGTGTTTCCGTAACGTCGTAATGGTTCTCTGTTTTGTGAAACGATACTCATTGGACCGCTCCTGTCGACGATGGAGACAGCTCAGCCACGAGTGGAACACCCTTGAGGCGCAGCACGTCCCCTCCAGAGACGGGGGGAAGGTTAAGAGCAGATCTCGCCTCGTTGATGGTGACCATTCCAGCTTCGATCTTCTGCGCCAACAGTCCGATCTCAATCTCAGGGGACGGTCGTTCCAGCCCGCTGAAGTCGAACTCAACGAACTTTTCGCCCCAGAGCAACCGGGACAACCGCTGCTCAATCCTGCTCGCCCAGGGAGCCAATACGGTTCTGCCCATGCCCCGGTTGCTCTCGGCAACCCCCGTGCCCCATGAGGTTTGCTTGTCGGTCTGCATCAGCAGGTGCGGGGGGACACCGAACCAACGCGCTATCTCCTCGATCTGGAACTGTCGGGACTCCAGGAACTGCATGTCAACTGACGACATTGTCCAGGGTGTGAATTTCACCTTGCGATTCACAAACCTGATGGTTGAGGCGTTCTCCCATCCGCTGACGTTCCGTTCCAGAGCATCGCTGATGGCCTTGGCGTCCTCTTCCTCCACGTCCTCACCATCGACCGACACCAGGCCAGCGACCATGGACCCACGACTGAACATGTTCGCGGCTGCTCGGTCACCAGCTACGGCCGTTCCCATCGACTGGCGGGCCATCGAGATGGGAGAAATGCCCCTGATCCCGTCGGTGCACATTCCGGGGATGTGTAGGAGCTTGGAACCGTCCACGGTCAGTAGTTCTTCGTCCTCCAGGACCACTGTGAAGAGTTTTCCGCCGACTACGGGGTCACCGTTCGGCCAGATATCCGTTTTCTCCACAGACACGCACAGGGGATGTACCGGGGTAAGGGAAATGAGTTGCCCCGCTCCACCACGATTGTGGAGTAGGAAAGCATTACCATGCAACAGCAAATGGAGTAGAACGGTTTCTTTCCACTCAAATGGTGTCGGCCCGTCTGGTCCGCCGGGAGTATCCATCCAACTGGGCACGGGTTCCCTGAGCCCCGGGGCCAACTCTCTGAGAGTACGCATCGGAAGCTGGGAAAGGGTCCCACTGATCAGAGACACGGCACGGTAAACAGCTGAGATACCCAAAGCCGTCGACTCGTTGATCGGTACGCCACTGTAGTTGGCCGTCCCGAACTGGAACAGGGTGGCCAACCTGGGATCTGAGATCGAATACGACGTACGTTGCTCAACCGGTCGCCTAGACGACTCGGCTGTCTCTTGCTTACGTCCAAAGGGCCACTGCACAGCGTGAGCATACTACTGGTCATGATCCGCATACCATGATTACATGATCAGTGTTGATAAAAGGCTTGAGGAAAGCGTTGCCGATTCCATAGAGGCAATGGAAACCACCGATCGTGATCAGGCGCTAATACATTTGGCGATCACCTACGCCCGAGCGATCGACCAACTACCAGAGGACATCGGCAGGATGGGACCGCAGTTACTCGCGTGCCTAGAGGCCCTGCTGATGACACCACGGGCACGTCAGACGGCGATGAAGGGAACCAACGGTGTCGAGCACAAGCAGTTCTCACCGCTTGATGAGCTGCGCCAACGTAGGCGTGCCATGTGAGATCCGTGGTTCACAGGTGCCCAGGATCTGGACACCCCCGCTACGGGAACTGACCCCCGCAACCAGCTACGGGTTCGGGGTAATCGACTTCGCCCGGGACATACTCTACGAACCACTGGACGAGTGGCAGGAATGGGCGGCCATACACCTGGGGGAACTGCTTCCCGATGGGAGACCACGGTTCCGTACCGTGCTCCTGCTCGTGGCCAGGCAACAGGGTAAGAGTCATCTGGCGCGGGCGCTCATCATGTACTGGATGTTCGTCGAACAGGTGTCCCTGGTACTGGGTCTCAACGCGACACTGTCATATGCGAAAGAGCAGTGGCAGATGGTCTGCCAGACAGCGGCGTCGAACCCGTGGTTGTCCGAGGAACTCTCGACCAAAGCCGTACGGGCAACCATCGGCGAAGAGTGCCTGACCACACAGTCAGGGAGCAGATACAAAATCGCTGCCGCCAACCGGCGCGCCGGACGATCCCTGACCGTTGACAGGATCCTGGTAGACGAACTCCGGGAACACAGCGGATGGGACGCGTGGAACGCCTCCATCAACGCCATGAACGCCAAACGCAACGGGCAGGTAGTAGCCATCACCAACCAGGGAGACGACCACTCAGTGGTCCTGGACGCCCTACGCAACCCAGCACTGGCATACATAGAAACCGGGGTGGGGGACGAGCGGCTAGGAATCTTCGAGTGGTCATCACCAGCCGGAAGCGACCCAACCGACCTGGAGGCACTAGCCCAGGCCTGCCCAGACCTCGGCAACCGAACCGACCCCGACGCGC